ATCAGCAGAAGTGCTGCCATTTCTGGCCGGAAGATGGGTCTGTTATGGTCGCCAGACCCAGCAGACTTGGTAACCGCGATCCCGTTTTTCGATAGGTCGAGCAGGATCCCGAGGGGAAACCCCGGGCTGTCTGACCAAATCAAATACGGACCTGGAGGAACTCCAAAACTTGAGGCTACGCCACAGCTCAACTGAGTCTGTAACTGTGCCTAAAGGAGGAGGAACCGATACAAGCATGCGGTAATTGAGACCATTATTGCAGAATATAACCATCGGTTTGATGGAGAATAAACGCAATAAACGTTCATCATCACCGCCTAGCTTGATACCAGAGTCGTCGGGATCGTCCCCAAGGACAACGAGAAGTTCCCTGTCTTCCTTGGAGATCACGTTGGCGATCAGCGCGAGCGTTTTTGTGTAGGCGTAGTTACGTGGTCCGAAGATGGAAATCATCTTCTTTAAAACCCCGTTCCATACGCTATAACGCCATGCTCGTAGAACTGAGCGCTTAAGTGAACGGGGCCCTTTTAGATAAAAGGGCCTGACATTGTAGCCGGACAAGAAGTCCGCGCCACAAGACTCTCTGAAAGGCTGCTTTTCGCCCCAAAAGGACTTGCGTTGATTTGGAAGGATACCAATATCAGCAAGAGCTTGAAGCAAACCAGCTGCTTCGCCGTCAGGACAAAGAATATCGTCACCGAAGACGCTTATATCCTTTAAATGTTCATATTCATGAACAGGGGATAGAGCGTTACGTGTCAGATAACCGTAAGCCAAGGCGTAGAAGATCAGAGTTTCGAGAGCGAATGTCGCCCCGTTGCCCATTGTTGAGAAAGCGTGGAGTTCAATCTCCCGTTTTTCAAAACGGACAAACCGTGTTGACATTGCGCTTAACCATTTGAACCAGATTGGAGGTACCAGTAATTTTACCAGTTGAAATCCAACTGTATCGGAGGCACTTGTTAGGTCTATCGTCGCGAACTTTCGCGAAAGAGAGGCTAAAAATGCTTGATCACGATGGTGTTCAGGCAGGTGCTCGAGGTCGAAACCTATGAATGAAGAGAATCTGTCGGTAAGAACACGATTCATTCCTTGTTGGAAGAACATGTTCAAAGTCGCCTCAACAGCGATAACCCGATCAGTTTCGTCATTTTTAGGTACTGTCGTAAGTCTGGAAGACGTCACCGTGGATACCATAGGAGGAAGGGTCAAGGAATCGGTGTATTTCAACCGATACTCAAGCCTCAAATTATTGGCAAGAGTTGAATCCCACCCCAGGTACCAGTGCCACAATTGCAGAACGTCCTCAGTAGCAGTAAAAGGAGGTTTAAATTTCCTTGAACAGCCAGTGTCCATAAAAGGAACACCTTGGGACGTATTCGGTCCATGTTTCGCGTGTTCGAAAAGTTCGTTCATGTCGAACGAACCTAAGATTTCACGAATCAAAGACCGAGCCCGATATAGCATCACCGCAACGGTGGAATGCTCGCGGAGACGGTTGTAGTATCGTTGCATTGAAGCACGATGCTCCATTGCTTCTTGTCCTCTAGTGACCTTTTTAGGGTACACGAGAGAGTCAAGGGACGAAAACCAGTCTCCGTAAACGTCGAATAGACGAAACCGAGACACGTGCTCATTAACCAGAAGAAACTGATTAATAGCTTGTGTTTTAGTCGATCTGTCTTTCGACGTCGGGTCGACGAATTTCTTAAGGAGAGCGTTGGATTGCGCCTCCGAGAAGTAACGTTGAATTGCATTTGGGTTCCCGATGTGACGTAAGTCTTCATCTAACGCTCGCTTTAAATCGGAGGAAAAGCGAGAAGGGGAGAACAAAGAAGATCCTGAGCTCTCGTTTACACGGGCGGTTGCCCGCTCAATTTTAGGTTGAGTAGACATGGAGGTCTCCTAGTCTATGGTGGAAGTGTTTAGAACTGGAACTGCTTAATTAGGCTTTAGCCAAAAGAAGCAGAATCCCAGAATGTGTCGAAATCAGAGTCCATAAGGATTTGGGCTGCGATTTTGCGATACTCCAGATTTTCAGCTGAAGTAGCCG